GTGATAAAGTTCCAGTACGACCTTTAAACCAAACTAACCCCCCTTTATTTGATAAATCAATTCCATTATTTATACTTTGAGTACTACCATTACCATCATATAAAAAAGTTGAAAAAATATTCTCAATAAATTTACTAGGATTTATACTAGCAGAATCAGGCCAATCACCAGACTTACTAAAACTTAATGCTTCTTGCATTGTCCACATACCAGATGCAGCACTGTCTGAAAAATTTTCTGATGGTTCTGTTGGGTTTGCTGTTATTATCCCACCAAGATATCTTTGCGTCATTAAGCTATACCTCCATGACCATTTGAGTCACCATAACCATTAGTATGTAACCCTATTTGATCTCCGAAATCAGTGGCATTACCAGGCTATAGTGATATAGTCCATCACATTGTTAGAAACACTATTGCTCCTTTGAGCAAATACACCCCTAGTTGAATTAGACATACCTCCTCCTACACTTCTCCTTGAGGTAGTAAGATCGCCAAAGTCAGTAGCGTTACCTGCACTAGAAAAAGTTACATAGTCCATGACATTTTGTAATGTTCCATTTACTAATGAACCACCAGCAAATACACCTCTAGTTGAATTAGATACTGCCCCTACATTGTAAGCAGCTATTGACCTGTCTCCAAAATCAGTGGCGTTACCTGTACTTGCTATTGTTATAGCATCTATCTTAGCACCATTATCTCCTGTATTTTGTCCCGATCCTGTAAATAAACCTATTGTTGTATTAGATACTCCAGTAGCATTTATATTTGCATCATCTACAAGATCTCCAAAGTCTGTAGCATTACCTTCTGATGCAATGGTCACATATTCAAGGGCATTTGAATAGGCAGAACCTGTATGGCCTATACTAATAACACCTCTAGTACCATTACTTACACCACCACCTCCACCATCACCATTTTGAGTTAGATTACCAAAGTCAACTGCCTTACCTTTTGTACTGTAAGTGTTGAAGTCTATGTGATCCTGTCTTCCAGTACTTATTCTTCTACCACCAACTACATTTCTAGTTGAGCTACTAGCAGTTCCTGTTGTCGTACCTGCATACAGTAGATCACCAAAACCTCTACCATTACCTGTTGATGCTATGTCTATGTACTCTATAAATGTAGATGTATAGTTTCCAGCACCTAGTAATCCACGAGTAGCAGGTAGAGTTGCGAATGCAGTATCTTGCACTGCTGCATGACCTGATGTATTTGCAGAACCTGATCTAGTTGCAGTAGTTATATCGCCAAAGTCTGTAGCATTACCAGTAGTTGAAAATGCTATTGTTTCTATTGAATTTACAACAGTAGCTATACCACTAGCTGTAGATCCACCAATAATAAAACCTTTAGTAGAACTAGATGCACCCATTAAAAATGCTTTAGCTACTGTCATATCGCCAAAGTCTGTTACATTACCTGTACTCGCAATCGTTACATATTCTATCGTATTTATAAAAGTACCACCACCACCAGAACCACCTGCAATAACGCCTCTAGTATTTGATGACATATGAGCTAATTCATCTGTAGAAGATGACATATCACCAAAGTCTGTAGAATTTCCAGCACTCGCAATTGTAACGTATTGAATGGTGTTTGATAAAGCAGCAGGAGTATAACCACCAGAAGCTAATCCTCTAGTAGTAGAACCACTCATACCATTACCTTGTCTGTGCCTTTGTGTATAAGAACCACCAACAGACAGATCACCAAAATCTGTAGCGTTACCAGTTGATGCTATAGTTAAGTACTCTATTGCATTATCTATATTACCATTACTATATAATCTTCCTCCAAAAGTAATTCCTCTAACATTATTAGAAGCAGAACAATTAGCATCAGATGTTGTTGCAGCTACATCCCCAAAGTCTGTAGCATTTCCTGATGTTGAATAAGTTATGTAATCAATTACATTACTACGTGAACTTCCACCGTAATTATCCCAACCACCAGCAAATATTGCTCTTGTATCGTTACCCATAGATGAAGATGCGTGTCTAGCTACAGATAAATCACCAAAGTCAGTAGCATTGCCAGATGAAGCTGCTGTTAAAAATTTTTCTATAGTATTTACTACAGCTGAAGCAGCGGTAACTCCTCCTGCAACTATACCAACAGCACTTAGATTAGCATCAAAGGGCCAACCAGTTCTATACTGATACTGAGTAGATATATTCCATACACCTGAATACGATGGAGCCATTATGCTAATCCTCCATGTCCATTTGAAACACCACCAACATTATAAGGTGCATTAGTTAAATCACCAAAGTCTGTAGCATTGCCAGTACTAGCTATAATAATTTTATTTATATCATTATAATATGAAGATCTATATCCACCCATAATTAAACATACCGTTTTTGAAGACGCGAGACCTCCACTATGTCTGTCATCTCCTGCTAAATCACCAAAGTCTGTAGCATTGCCAGAAGTAGAAAACGTAATATACTCAATCATATTATACCCATTGCCATCACCATGTCTGCCAGCTGCAAAAATACCTCTTGTAGAACTAGCACCCCCTCCACCATTTATACTATTTTCAGTTAGATCTCCAAAATCAGATGCGTTGCCAGTACTAGCTATAGTAATATAATCTATATTATTAACAAGATTATTAGAAGTATCATACCCCCCTGCAAAATATCCATAAGTTGTTGATGCAGTTGCTTTTGGATACCTTCTACTCCCAGTTAAATTTCCAAAATCAGATGCGTTGCCAGTACTAGCTATAGTAACATAATCAATAGTATTACTATAATACTCGGGGTGATTTCCGTGATAACCTCCACCAATTACAGCCCGAGTATCATTAGAACAAGCAGCAGGACTTGACCGTGCTACTGAAAGATCACCAAAATCACTAGCATTTCCTGTTGAAGTAGGGGTAATATAATCTATTACATTAGATACCATTATGTAGTCCCCCCTATAAATAAAGAACGAGTTTTATTTCCAGCAGCAGTTAGCATTTCTCTTGTTAGAGTTAAATCACCAAAATCACTAGCATTAGCATTACTAGCTATAGCAACGTATTGAATAACATTAATTAAACTACCAGAAATACGTCCACCACCAAGTATAGCTCTTGGTGCAAGAGGACTAACACTACTAGATGCACTAGATAGTGGACCTGTTCCATAATCATTAACTGCTGATACAGCTATAGTATAATTACTGCCATTAGTTAAACCTGTAATTTCTATAGGAGAAGATGTGCCAGTTGCACCTATAGCAGTAGAACCAGTAAAAGCAGTAGCTATAAAACCTGTTATAGCGTCATTGCCAACATCAGAAGGTGCAGTAAAAGTTATAGATATTGAACCATCATCAGCAGTAGCTGTACCTATAGTTGGAGCGTCAGGAACGTATAGGTTATCGTTGCCTATAAATTTACCTCTATTGGGCATTTAAAATCCTTATGAAAGTTCTTCATATGTAATAGTACAAGCTAAGTCATTAGCTGCACTAGCAGTAACACCAATTGATGTATCTTCTTCTAAATATAATCCCATATTTTTATCTATAACAATTAGGGATGCATCTGCTGGTACGGATATAGTAGATGCTAGTAGCACTGGTGTACCACCAATATCATCTTGAGGATATATTCCTACAGTTATTGATGCTGCATTAGTACCATCTACGTTGGCTACAACTAAGCTATTAACTTTCATAACCTTACCAGATGATGCAGGATTTTCTAACAATTGTACTGCTGATGTACCTGTTAGTAGTAATGTGTCTGTCTTTGCAGTAATGGTTGCTACATTGACAATATTAGGTGCTGACATTTTCAGTTTCCTCTTCAGTTTCTATGTTTAGTTTATCTAAACCATACCCACCAACCCAAGGTTCAAGTAGGTCATCTGTCCTAAACCACGTTTGATTTTTTTTAATTAACTCCATAATGTATTTCATACTGCTCCCTTTCTACACTATCCAAAGACCATGCTCATCGCTATTGCTTTGCCAGTTGATGCTCTAGCATCTAATTGAGTTTGTATATTACTTGTTACACCATCTGTGTAGTTTAACTCAGCAGCAGTTGCGGTTACATTAGTACCGCCAATATCTAAAGTAGTCATTGAAACTTCTCCAGCAACAGTAAGAACACCATCAGCTAATGTCATTAAGTCGGTATCATCTGTATGACCTATAGTTGTACCATTAATTAATACATTATCAATATCTAAAGACCCACCTGATATAAGACCAGTGGTTGTAATAGTAGATGACCCAGTATCTATATTACCAAAACCTGAGCTAATAGAACCACCATCTAGAGCACCTACAGAAGTTACGTTTGTCTGTGCCGCAGTAGTTAATGTACCTGCAATGTTACCAAAAGCTACATCACCTGCTGTACCACTAAATACTTCTGAAGAATTTGTGGCATCTGGTATAAATGTAAATGCACTTGTAGAATCATCATACCCAAAGAAACCTACTTTAGCAGCAGAGCCTGTATGATATCTAAACTCAATACCTCTGTCTTTATTATCATCAGTACCCGGAGCAGTATCTCCACCTAATGTAAAAATAGGATCATCTATAGTTACTGTAGTTGAGTTTACTGTAATTGTAGTACCATTCACAGTAAGATTACCACCTATGGTAGCATTATCTGTAACAGTTACCGAATCTACATAAGCGTCTTTCCATCTAACCCCTGTTGTACCTAGATCAACATCACTATCGGTTTGTGGTCCGAATATATTATCAGCTAAGTATACTTGTTCTACATTAGCTGCATAAAAATGTATTTCATCGGCTGTTTCAAAATCTATTTTTGTCTCGTCATCTTCACCTATTTTTATATCAGTGGCTAAAAGAGATACCATTGAATTATCTACGTATGCTTTAATAGATTGTTGTGTAGCTAGTTTAGTTGCAGAGTTAGAAGCTAAGTTGTCTTCATCAAGAACTGCTGTACCACTAACACCAGTATTAAGCACTGGGCTAGTAAGTGTTTTATTTGTAAGTGTTTGTGTAGCTGTATCACCAACTAAGCTAGATGTAGTGGCTGGTAGAGTTAGTGTAACATTGCCACTAAAGTCACTGTGAGCAGGAGCATTGATTGCTGCATAGTGAGCATTAGAAGACTCACAGTAGAAACGTATAGAAGATACAGAACCACTATTCTTAAGATCTATCAAGCCACTTTCTATACCTACATTACCATCTAGTACAACCTGACCTGTACCTTTAGGTGTTAGTTTAAGACTAATGTTTGAGTCACTACCTGTAGCTGATACCTCTGGTGGATTACCTGTAGCAGCATTAGTAATATCTAGCTGGTTGACTGCTGTAGCTGTTTTTTGAAATATAATAAATTCGTTGCCACTGTCATCATTAATACCATGTGCATCATCAAATGCTATATTAAAAGAGTTAGTATCAAGGTCAGCACCTAACTGTGGAGAATCGTCATCAACAAGATTAGATATAGCAGAAGATGTAGCAAGACCTGCTACAACAGCACTTCTAGCTATTTTCTTAAGACCACCACCTGATGTGTCTATTGCAAGAAATACATCATCGTTAGCTACTGTAGATATTTCACTTAGAGCAGTGACAGCAGTAGGATTAAAGTTTGTGCCATCAGCTATAAGCAACATACCAGAAGTATTTGTAGCCATAGTTAAATCATCACCTGATATAGTTAAGTCACCAGCAATAGTAACATCAGCACCTGACATTGTAAGTGCTGTAGTTGTTCCTGATTTAACTACAAGATTACCAGAACTGTTAGTCAACGCACCATACTGTGTGCCATCATCTTTTAATAATACATCTGCACCATTTGCATCAAGAACAACATCACCTGCTGTGTCAATAATTAAATCGCCTGTATCATTCACTATGTAAGAGTTAGTACCACCATGATATAAGTTTAGATCTTCACCTGCACCTATGGTAAGTCTACCTGTAGCACTATCACCTGTAAGATCATCTGCATCAGCATCTACATCTATTTTTAACAAACCACCTGATGTTATATTGGATGTACCATTATCAATATTACCAAAGCCAGAAGTTATACTACCAGAATCTAATGCACCTACAGTTGTTAAATTTGCACCTGCATCAATATTAGATTCAACCCACGTTTCTAAATCAGCAAACGTAAGCTGTTTCATTGTACCACCATCGTTTATAATAAACTGATCTGAGGTTGCTATAGTTACACCAGTAGAAGCAGAGGTACTACCATCTACAATATTAAGTTCAGCGGCAGTAGAAGCAATAGCTGTACCATTAAAGTTAATAGCATCTATATATGCAACACCATCAATATACAAATCTTTAAACTCTGCACCACTAGAACCCAAATCAAATGCATCATCAGTAGATGGTGTAATAGCAGTTGCTGCTATAGTAAGTTGTTGTGCTGGTCCTAGTTTAGTTATTGCCCCACCTTCTGCTGCCGTACCATCATGTGTATGTCCTGATGTACTAAAAGCACTTACAATGGAATCAAACTCTCCATCAAAGTCAGAGGCATTAATGATATTACCATCGGCAATATTGTTAGCAGTATCGTTACGTGTGTATCCTGTTCCCATTTTTAATTACCTTCTTGCATGTGTTGCGTATTCCAATGTCAATGCGTCAAGCGCATATGGAACATCTGTATTATTATCTGCTTCAAACTGTGCAGATATAGTCTTACCCGATCCTGTAGTCTGTGCAGAAAATACTTTTTGTAACTTAGCACCATACGTAGCAGTTCCATAAGCAGCAACACCATAAAACTGTGAGGCATTACTAGATGCATTTGTAAATGTAACTGCTGGCATAACTACAGCACCACTCTCGTCAAAGTCAAATTTTAAATTAAGATCAAAGTTTACTCTTCCTTCTGGATCTAAATAGAACTGTGCTTTATATATTGTCTTTCTTATACGTGGATCGTTGATAGGATAAAAAGGTGTAGCAAATGTAGTTGCTATATTATTACCATCAAAACTAGATGTGTCATTTTCCATTCTGTGTAAAAAACCTTCTTTACCTGAAAATAGAACAAACTCAGTTGTTCCTGAATACACACTTGCACATGCTGTTACCTGTATACCTCTGGTTTCTGCAAAGTCAATAACAGATGCTTCACCCGGAGATGCAAATTGTGTAAACAGTATACCCTGTGCATTAGGTCTTGTAAAGTTATCATTCCAACCAAATAGCCTATATTGTGATTTATTTCTTATAACCAAGCTAAAAAAGTCTGTATGTAGTTTTACAAACTCATTAAATGTACCCTGTATTTTTTTAGTAATAGGTGCTAAACCAAAGTCACCAATACGTTCAGTAGCACTAAGAAGTCTTAAACCATCAGGAGCCATGAACACAACATCACCACCTATCTCCTGTACACTATCTGTCTGTATACATCCTATGTCACGTGTAATAGGCTGTAAGTTAAATGTTGCTAATGCATCACCATTTAATCTAAAGATAGATGAATCTGTAAATACTATAAGTTGATCTCTAAAACTTTTTATTGCTACTATACTGTTATCTAAACCAATACTACCAGCACCATTACCACTTTGAAAGTCAGTAGTAGTAAGCGGTGAACCAAAACTTAATACTCTACCTTTAGCATAAAAGATATGATTTTTATGTGTAGCTACAACTTTTGCACCTATAACATCTGATGGTGCACTATCTAACACAGTAAACGTAGTACCATTGTATAATGCAGGTGCATTTGTCCCATCTACTATTACAAGAGTTTTAGTTCCTGTAAAGTCAATAATGTCAAAACGCGTATTAACTGCACTTTCTCTATCACTAGATATAAATGTTATAGCTGCATTATCTGCTGGACTACTTGCTAATGCAGGATTAATAGTTATATTTACTTCTTTACTTCCTGAGTCAGAGTATGATGAGACAGTTGTTTCAACTCTATATACTTTATCTATACCTGCAATTGTAAATACATCACCTGCTTGTGGAAATGTATCAAATGCATCTGCTACTAATGTTGTACCTGTTTGGCTTGCACCATCTATTAATGGTGTACCATAGTTAGGTTTATTTATTTTAGTATAACCACTACCTGCTGTTTCTACTATGTCTGCATTCATAGCTACAACAGCTTTATTATTAAAGAAGGTCATACCATTTGCATAATTTTCTGTAGTAACTGTAACAAATGTTACAACAGCACCATTAGCAGGACTTGAATTTAAAGAACTAGTAAGTGTTAAAGTAACTTCATCTCTACTAGCATTATAGCTAACACCACCTGAAGCTATTGTATATGTGCCAGAAACACCAGCTATTGTAAGTGTATCACCAACAGCAGGTGTAGTATGTATAGCTCTTAGTGATAATGATGTACCTGATTGAGATGCACCATTTACAACTGGATTACCATATGGTGCTATAATAGCACTATCAAACTTTTCATAACCCTGTATACGTTTATAACCTCCATCAATAGATGGTTCGTAGTTACGTAGTATACGTGCAGAACCGGGAGCATTGATAGCTTGTTGCAATGGACTAAGATTAGTTACTAGTCCACCTTTAAACTCTATTCTAAATGTCTCCCATGCGTCAGGCATTATAGACCATCCAAGCTCGATCCTGCTGTAGATCTAGCTGAACCTAGTCTACGTCCTCCTGTTGCAGCAGGTATCATATAAGACCTCATATAGTGATAACGATTAATTAACATAGAACGCATTGCCTTAATGCCCTCATCTGCCCTCTCCTTGACCACCACAGCATCTTGAGTGTTACCCCTGAACATATATGCATGAAACATTGCAGCGTCCACTACAACGTGCTTAAAACGGTCTGGGATAACCATTGTGTCACCATGAGCAGATAGGTCTGCCTGAAATACATAGTAGTCAAATACTAATGTGTATGCTTTATCAGGTGGTTCTATAAGACCATACTTTAGATCAGGTCCATGAAAAACAAAACGTGGCAGTGCACGTGTCTGACTTGCAGCGTACTCCTGATCCACGTATTTTTCTAAATATTCATCGTATGTAATTAAAGCTAGTTTCTTTGTGTCATTTCCTAATGTAGCATTTTCTTTTATTCTAAACGATTCAAAGTCTATTAGTTTAGCATCTGTTGGAAATGCATATCGTGTCGTACCAGCAGTAAGTGTTTGTTCTTTTTCTGAATGATTAAAAGGCCACTCATACTCGCTTTCATTAATGTAGCGTATAGCAGAGTTGACTGCATCTTTTATATGTGCATAAAAACCTGTAGCTGCTGCAAAGTTAGAACTAGTAAGCTCAACTTCGTTCAGCCTTTTGTTGACATCATTAACTAATGTTAGAAATGTTGTAGCCATAATATATCCCTAAGTAGAAAGGGGCAGGTTTATCCCACCCCTTCCACATGTGTTACGCGAGTGTATCACGATCCACTTCATCTGCACCTACTGTGCCTATGTCATCAACGTCTAGCAATAATGCAAAGACACGGATAACACCAGCCGTTGTAGTTCCAGTTTGTGCCTGAATTAAGACATCAAGCGTGTCGGCAGTTGCACCAACAGTGAGAGGTCCACTACCTGCACCCACACTATAAGCACCTGCTGATGCAGCGTCAAAGTCAAAGCCATCAACGTATGCATCCACATCAACACCTGTCACTCCTAGATCTAGTGCACAGTCAGAAGAAGTACCAGCGTGAACTGTTGTTACTTCAAAACCAGCATCTAATATCATAGTATTAGCAGGTACTGTTATGGCTTGAATAATATCGGCAGCAGCTAGTGCTGTACCTTTAGCGGTAGCAGCAGCTCCAAAGTCAATACTATTTTGCACCAAGTAAGGAGAGCGACCTCTGGCATCTGAGCCACGAGCCGCTGAACTTAAGGTTGTTACTGTAGCCATGATTCAGTCTCCTTATACCAAGCAATAACGTGCAACACTTAGAGCTTCAGGTCTAAGTATCTTACGTCCATACAAATGCATTCCCCGAACTATGTCGGCAAAGCTATCAGGGTCACGATATGTCTCTGTCTTATTAATCTGCTCGGCAGTTGCTACAGCAGAAGAATGTCCAGATACAATCATACCAAAGTTAGAGGAGTTTGTACCACCAGTAGTAGATGGGCCAGTTCCAATAGAAGGTAGGTTGTTAGACATGTACACTTTAAAACCATGAAGGTTGTTAAGTATAAGACCATTTTGTATTCCGCTTCCACCAAAGTCACCATTGAGAAGACGAGAGTCTTCATCTTTGAGAACTTCAACGAAAACTGGATCAACAACGAGCCAACGATTGTTGGTGTCAACATTTTGTTGATCAAGCAAACGAGCCATACGAGCTACGATTTGTAATGGGTTAGCATTACCTGAACCCGGTGTAGCAGAAGTTGCACCACCAGCACGTGCTTGAATACCAATTGCATTACTGGAAGAACCACCAAACTCAGAAGCATCTATCTTCATAGAGGTTAATAATTCATCAGTACCTGCTGTAGATACAGCAACTGCACCATTAACAGTTGTGTTAGCAGTATCAGCATTGCTATGCAAAGAAGACTGTTTAAAACCAGTCAAGTAACCAAGAGCGTCTTGGTCAAACTGGTCAGCTAGTCTGTAAGCTGCACGATCAGTTGCAAGCTGTTGGAAGTTTACATGAGAGTGTGCCTCTTCAATATCATCGACTTTAAATGCAAAGTAGTTTGCTTTGTCGATGGTAAGAGAGAACTCTTCATCATCCAAGTCTTGCGGAGTAATCGTAGTACCACGAGCATATGCTTTGACCGTGATTTCTGGCTCCTTAATTATTTTAACGCTATCGCCCATATTTGCGATCTCGCCAAAGTAGTCACTATTTGTAATAGCTTCAACAATTGAAGCCTTACGAAAAGCTACTTGTACCTGCTTAGAGTAGATAATTGGTGAAAAATTACCATTAGGCAGGTTGCCGTAGCCTGTTGCAGTTGAAAATGCCATTTTATTTTCTCCTATATACGACATCCCATGTGTACATATTGTACACTATTTTTTATCTACCTTAAGGGCCGTGAACTAAGAGGTTGTACGTGTAAGGCCAACTACACATAGGCTCTTCTTCATCGGGTTGTCTTAGAAGTATAGTGAGATATAGTTAGGTAGTCTTATTCAAGGGCTAACTACATCTTGCGACTATGTATAGTTATATACACAATCTACTGTTTGTCAACACTAATTAACGTGCCGATCCAGATAAATCGTATACAAACTTGTTTTGTCTAATAGCTTCCATAATTTCATCTGATCTACTTTCGTATTCCTTTGCGGTCATACGCTGTACTTCAGACTCTCTTAGAAACGAACTAGACTCATTTTCTACAGGTTTGTTACGTTTTCCTTTTGTAGATACAGACTTAGCTGCATCTCTATTATTAGTTTTCTTAGTTGTAATACTTCTATCTGCTTTGTACAAATCAATTGCTCTACTAGCAGATCGTGCATCATTATCATTTTCATACAGAGCGTCCTGTATCCACTTAGGCTGTTCTTCTGCCCATGTATGAAAGTCATCATCGTTACGTATATCATCAAAGTCTGGATGCATCTGTAACAACTCTGTCTCTGCACGTTGTTTGCTTACGTCCTGTTGCATATCATCTAAT